ACCCCGCAACTCTTCAGATTGTGGAGTAGACGAAAGGGCCTAGCCTCTAACATAGTGAGTGGTTTTCTTAATTACTCATTCGGTTGGAAACCCTTGCTTTCAGATCTTATATCTGTGAGCAGAGAGCTACGCCGTCTGCCTTCCTTAGTAAGGCAGAGACTGTCTAATCAAACACGTCAGTTAGTTCGTCACTACAAGTTTGACTTGAGTGACACCGTGAATGATTACAGTTATCTCTTCGATGGTAGGATTGCCCCTCCAAATGATTGGAAGGGTTACTATTACGAAGCGAAAACTACTAAGAAAGCCCGATTCGTTGTAGTCACGATTCGGTGCCAGGTAAAGCCTAAGCTTAACGAAGCAGGCCAAGCTATCCTAGATAAACTAGGGCGTCTTGGTCTGATTCCATCCATGGCAACACTCTGGTCAATAACAAGGCTCAGCTTTATTGTTGACTGGTTTTATAATATCGGTGGTGCTATTGAGAACCTTCAAGGTTCTCTTACACATGACGTTTCAAACGTCTCTGTTTGCATCTCCGATACCCGTACGCGTGAGATCACGCGTATTACCTGGGGTACGACTGGGCTTCAAGCCCGTTGGGTTGGTTATCAGCGTTACTATAGTCGGATTCCGACTACTGTTCCGTTGCTCCCACCCCTGTTATACCCACGGCGCTATATGCAATATGTCCTGCTTGGATTTATTGCCCTAGCATCAACCAGTGGTGGGCGCAAGCTCACCAAACAAGCAGATAGGGTTTTAGGAGATTACTATCGTTTTATTAACGATGGCAAGTTTCTCCCAAAACGATTCCGGGGGTCATATGAACTATGGCCCAGGTAACCTAGTCAGCAATGATGTGTTTCTGGTATTGAAAAACCATAAAAGCACAGCTGCTTGCATGACACGCGATTGTCTCTTATTCGCAAAATACTAATATGCTATTATCGTATATTAAGCCGTGGACTCATCCACATCAGTAATACAGATGAATACAACCATCACCCTAAACTCGAAGGTCTTCAATAAAACGAAGTCTCCG